TGCATTACACCGTGCGAGTAATCGCACATTCCAAGAAGGGAACTCATCAGTTGTCTACCTCAATTCCACGTACAGAGGAAGCTGACGTTTCTGTCAGTATTCCGCAACAATATGAAGATGCGGACCACGGCAATCCGCCGGGGCCTCCTAACGTGAATGTATTGGGGCAGAGGATATCCAAACTATGGGTATCTGAGGGGCATCCTATTAACCGGAGAACCGGTAAATATAATAGCGGGGGTCCATTTCATGTGACCCATTCCGGAGCTTATGTTAAAGCTGGGAATGCTTCGGGAATTTGCAGAACATCATCGGGCCGTGATATTTTTTATGACGGTCCGACGTTCGGCGAATTTGCGAAACTCGCTGCCATAGGTGAACATTACGATGACAATGTCCAAGCCATGGATGAAACATCCATGAACAAAGACGGAGCCACCGCAATATCTCTATGTGCGCCCACTAATCCAACCGCTCAACTCTCGACTACCTTGGCTGAAACCATGCGTGAGGGTATTCCCTCATTGCCTGGTATTCAGTCCTGGCAGAAGAGAGCTCAGGCTGCGAAAGCAGCCGGTTCTGAGTACCTCAACTACCAATTTGGCTGGGCACCGCTCACCTCAGAAGTTCATGGGGTGGTCAATGCCGCTCGCCATCATCGTGACATAATGCAAAATTATCGTCATAATGAAGGTAGGGATGTACACAGACGGTTTGATTTTCCAACTGATGTTAACCGCTGGGAGGAAGAGATCTCCCCCGGATATGCTCTCCTTGGTATTACCGGCAATGCCGGGTATACCTTGGGGGGCACAGCGGCACGACGTACGGTCTCCGTTGAAACGGAGCGCAAACGTTGGTTCGAGGGCTGTTTTACCTATGGTGGTCCTGGAGGAACTGACAGCTTCTCCAGGTCCCTAGGTTTCGGCTCGGAAGCCGATGCAGTCTACGGACTAACGTTGAGTCCAGATGTTCTCTGGAACCTTGCGCCGTGGAGTTGGGCCGTCGACTGGTTCACAAACACTGGTGACGTTATTCATAATGTCACCAATTTTGGACTGGCCGGTCTTGTTATGCGGTACGGATATATGATGGAAGAAGTTACCCATACATATTCGTGCAACTACGATGACCAGATTCTACGTTGTCGTCTTCAAAAAACGCCAACGAAGAAATATGGTACAAAGAGTTGTAGCGGCTCTAGGCGCGGATTACAATCCGTGCGTAGATCACGCTGCCCCGCAAACCCCTTCGGGTTTGGTGTTGGCTGGGAGGGTTTGTCACCTACTCAGCTCGCCATAACTGCAGCACTCGGTATCACCCGGGTTCTGTAGTAGTTTACTACAAATCCCGGTGACACGAGTCACCATTTCCATAAAGGAGTGTGCCTAATGGCACTGACCGATCCCCAGAAATTCAAAGAAGTCGCAGGTACGGAAGTGACAGCTCCCCGAGTTTCCTCGGGGGACTTCAAGTCCATATATGAGACTTCGGACGGCCTGAACAAGCTGACTCTGTCAACGACAGTGTCTGGCTCGAACAGGAAACGTCATCTGGTCCGGGTCGACGTTGAAAAGTTGGCTACCAATGTTTACGAAGAATCCAAAAAACAGGCTGTCTCGATGAGTGTTTATCTCGTCGTTGACCGTCCTGTGAATGGATACTCCGTTGCGGAAGCTAAGAAACTGGTTGAAGGCCTTGTTGGTCTTCTTTCAGCTTCGACTTACGCACTGACCGAAAAAGTCCTTGGCGGGGAGAGTTAAACCCCGTTTCGGGACTATTCATTCCACGAACGGGAGTTTCATTTCCCGGACGTGGATTGCGGATGAACCTCTCTTTGAGAGTCTCATCCGTTGGTTCAGAAACACTCGCATTCGTTTCCCTGTTTTTTGAGGGACTGTATGCGATCCTATTTGAAAGGAGGTAGCATTTGCGCGGCGATTATGATTATAACCACGCAACCTCGGGAAACCAATTCGCAGTGACGATCTTTCTGGTCGTCATCTGTTTCTTGGCACTCGGGGGACTTTTCATAGGCCTGAATGTTCTTGATCACCTTTAGGGTGATCAGCGGGGTTTGGAATCCCCGTTGAGCATTCAACCTTCAGTGCAGATAGGCTAAGGATAACCACCTCTATCAGGAGGGGCTATGAAAAGCCTGATTGCACTCTGGAATACACTAGCCAACGAAATGGCTAGTAGATGTAGCACAAGCACCACCTTGGACGTTAAAACCGTCCAGGGACGTATCAAACACGAGGGTTTATCGTTTCTAACGATCACCCTTCCAACCTTTGGAAAAGACTTTCAGTATTGTCTTGACCAAGGGTTTGTTGTTCCCAAAGCCTTTCTTTCTTTTAGAAAGACTGGCTCGTGTCTCCCCTCATTTTTGAGAGGTTTCACAGAACAGGTGTTTGATACAGGTACTGGTGTCCTTTTGGATCAACCAGACATTGAATCTATCTATGCTATTAGACAATTGACTTTGATCTATAGCAAGATGATTCTGCCCTGCACCCCCGCAAGGGAGCGTAAGGCTATGTCTGATTACGTCCAATGTGATATGGAAGTCGACAACATCGCATCCACACTACCTCAATCATCTTATGATGACTTTGGTCGTATGGGTCGATTGTTGTTTAGAGATCTATTCACCCAATTGGACTATGCTGTCCATCATGGGGAGATAGTTCCTAAACACGGTCCTGGTGCTGTTGCCGAGAAACTTACCAGCAATGGTAAGTATCAGAGCAGGTACTGGACCGACCGTCTAGAGAAGGTTTTCCACGTTGGAGACTTTCTCTATCCTAACGCTCGCTATGTAAGCGAATACGCTAGTGACGGTGTCGATTTCCACGAACCCGATTCAGAGCTTCCCTCACGGGTTGTCTCTGTTCCTAAGACGCAGAAAACACCACGAATTATTGCCATCGAGCCCTCTTCTGTACAGTATGTACAGCAAGGGATACTCGAGGTTTTAACTCATAATATCCATTCAAGTTTTTTGGATGGATTTATCGGAACGCGATCCCAGATTCCTAACCAGGATCTTGCTTGCGTTGGCTCTGAAACTCAGGACCTTGCCACACTCGATTTGAGTGAGGCTTCCGATAGGGTGTCTTCTGAGCTCGTTTCTAGCCTCATGTCTAGGCATCCTCTCTCACGAGAGGCTGTCTTTGCATGTAGATCAGAGCGGGCTTCTGTTCCTGGAAATGGAGTAATCTCTCTTTCCAAGTTCGCGTCTATGGGTTCTGCTCTCTGTTTCCCTTTTGAGGCCATGGTTTTTCTTACCATAGTCTTCCTTGGGATCGAGAAAGAGCAAGGACACCGGTTTACCAAGAAGTCGGACTTTGTCCGGTTTCTTGGGCGGGTGCGTGTCTACGGAGATGATATTGTTGTCCCCGTAGAGTACGTGCATACCGTTGTTGACCAACTTGAGCACTTTGGTGCAAAAGTTGGTCGCAGCAAGAGCTTCTGGAACGGTAAGTTCCGGGAGTCTTGTGGGAAGGAGTACTACGAAGGCCATGACGTTTCCATTGTCAAGGTCAGGCGTGTGTTTCCTTCACATCGGCAGCAAGTTAGCGAGACAGTCTCATTAGTAGAACTCAGGAACCAATTTTATCAATTTGGTAACTGGCGAACCGCTAATTGGGTAGAGAGTAAGATTATGGGAGTACTAAAGTACTTCCCAACAGTCGAACCCTCAAGTCCCGCTCTGGGTCGTCACTCCTTTCTTGAGTATTGTATTGAGAAAGAAGACGAGCATTTACATAGGCCTATGGTTAAGGCTCATGTTATGTCATCCATTTCTCCTCGAGATCCTCTCGAGGGTTCTGGTGCCCTGCTTAAGTACTTTCTTAAGCGTGGGGTAGAACCCACGTTTGATGAGAGTCACTTAGAACGCGCTGGGCGTCCTCGCAACGCCTACATCAAAGCGAGGTGGGTACCCCCTTACTAGGGGATCCCTGGACTATTCATTTATAATTATGAATAGGGCCTTAATTGGCCCTGGGAGATCTTTGCTAGATCTCTGAGGTACTGGCGGTTGCGCACGTCCCACGAGAAAGTGGGATAGTGTGCTTTGCCGCCTGGCCCTCGGGGAG